GATACTGAAATTGTTGGAGATGTTCTTTACAGTAATTCACCAAGTGGTTATAGTTTTATAAATTCCTATGATTTCTCAAATTATAGTGGTGATACTTATTATACGTTGACATACAACGTTACAGGATACTCTGCGAGTAGATTATCAGAAATAGAAAAATATGTTGTTTCAACAAACCCATTTATGAAATTTTACAGTGGCGGTACAGTAATAAACGATGGATTAAGTAGCTATTATAGTGGAAATACTGGAATAACATACATTTATTATATTGGTGGAATAACATATGTTGATAAAATGCTAAGTGGTTCAACAGCATTTACAACAACTTTTACATTTACTAATGTTGGGTTTTCATTAAATAATTTTGATAACAAAAGAATAATTAAGCTGGAATCAAAGCAAAATATGGTAGAAAACTCACAAGTTAGTACCGATGTATTTATAGCTAGACAACAGCAAACGGTATTTGAGAAAAACTATCGATTAAGTGGAATTGGAAGCATTAGTGACCTTTTAACTTATGCTGGTGGTAATTATTTTAGAATTTATAATAACACATAGATATGGCAATTGGATCATTCGGTAATGTACGTGCAGCAGATATTAGTCCAGTTGATTTGGATGTATATTACACATACACACCAAACAGAGAAACAGCACCAACAAATGTTAGTGCATTAACAGCAACCGATATAATTAGAGAATTTAAAGTTCCAGCAAATGAACAAATTTCTGGTGAAGAAAATCTTCTTGGTGGAATGTATAACCTTACATTACCTGCAACAATATTTAATCAACTTGGAATATACACGCTTTATATCCGACCAAAGGTGATTACTAAAACATTATCAAACGCACCACTTACTATTAGTGATTGTGGTGTACTATCATCATTACCATCAGTAAAAGGAATTGTAATAAATGCAAACTCATTACCTGAAAATCTTAGAACAAATAATGCTCTTCAAGGATATAGAGTAGAATATATTGAATCTAATGGAAATAAATTAAGAAATGTGGTAAGATACATAACAACCTCAAATAGAGTTGTTCCAGTAACTGATAACATTTCAAATACTAGTCAAACTGCAATTAGATATAGATTTGATGATTCAGGTAATTTACTTTTCTTACAAGTAACACCTAGTAGTGCTTCAGCAGTAAAACCTAATTCGACCCCATTTATTGGTACGCCTAATCAAAGAATAATACTCTCAAATACTAACGTAAATCCTGAAACAATTGAAATTGAAATGGTGGAAAATACTATTGATACTTTAGTTAATTATGTTGCTGGTGAACAAATTAGAGATGTGAAGAAAGGTATATTAACTTATTACGATGAAAATAGAAATATAGTTAAACAATTTGATGTTTATAATATTGAAGATAATATTAATAATGAAGAATTGTATGAAGTTAAGGAAGAGAGAACAACTATAGATGTCTCTCAAGAGTTTGACACAATAACATCAGATGTTAATGGAGCATAAGAATGGCAAAAATAAAGGTTGTAAATAAAAGAGATGGTAAAACAGCAGTAGGTAGTTCATTTAGAAATATACCTTCTGAAACGGTTTTTAGTTTTGGAAGGTTTTCTGTTGCTACAAATTTTAATACTCGTGTAATTAAAAATCATTCTAATAAAATTAGTTCTTTTGTAAAACCGATTACTCTTGAATCATTAAATATTTCAGAAGAAGACTCAATAAAAATTTTAAATTATACCACAGACGTTAAACTAAATATAGTTCCATCTGATTTAGGTTCGTATGTGAAATATGGCTCATTAAAAGAACTTCTTAGAGTTTCAGTGGAAAGTATTATATTGGAATATCCATCTAGCGTTTATATATCATATCAAACAAGCAGTGGAACTGTTTATTCTGTTTATAATTATTTTTATGATGAAACGAATAATACATCATCCTTTAGAATACCAATAAACGCAATCAATAATTCGTTCGGATTAGTTATAAATCAAGGTAATGAACAAAAACCTCAAGATAACATATTGAGAAATTTAAATATTAGTTATAGTAGCTACGGGATATGGAGATCAAATGATCCAGATAATAACACTCATCTTATTTTGGGATTTACTGGACTTAGTTCATCTATACAATATTTAAGTCTAGTTGTTGCTGGAAATCCATTTCCTGAATTATCAGCATCAACTCAACTATTCACCGAATATCATTTAAAACCACAACCACTTTATTTCAATAAATTTTATGAAGACCTATCTACATTGGAAAAGTATATGATGGCAAATAAAGTTGATAATGGTTACTCTATGTCGTTTAAAAAACCAATCCTTTTAGAGGATGGTGGTATAACATATAGTAACCAAGAAATAATATGGTCAACTTCTGATAAATATAATATAGATATTTCTGGTTTTGGTTATAGTAATTTACTTGAAAGTTTAGGTGATATTGGTGATGAATATGATAAGTTTAAAACTGATACAATTGCTAGATTTCTAGTACCACAATCATTATTAACGTATGATAAAACAGAAGAACAAAAAATATCAAAACTACTTAGAATTTATGGTAGGAATTTTGATAATATTAAACTATATATCGATGCAATAGCAAATATTAACACATTAAGTTACGATAAAAAAAATAACATTCCAGATAGTTTAGTAAAGAATTTCGCTAAGACATTAGGATGGGATGTAACTACATTAGTTGATGATAATGATCTTTTAAGTAGTTTCTTCTCAACAACAGAAATAAAATCTAACGATTATACTGCACCAGAGGTTGACATTGAACTTTGGAGAAGAATTGTAATTAACACGAATTATCTTTTTAAGGCAAAGGGTACTAGACATGCACTTAAATCAATGTTTCTAATGGTAGGGATACCAGAACCATTCATCGACATTAAGGAATATGTATATACTGTAACGCAACCAATTAACACTAGCACCATAAGTGTAAGTTTACAGGATTTACCATCAGCATCATTACCATACAATCATTCAGGGTATCCAATATCAGTAAAAGAAAATAAAAACTTCTTTTTTCAGATTAGTGGAAATAGTGATTCTGGTCAGGCTTACATTGATAACTATAGAACTGTTGGATTTGAAGTTAGTAGAGTTCAAGATAATAAAAAATCTTGGGTGAAAGAAGGAAGTATAGAAAGGGTTCATAATACAAAACCAAATTATTATCAGAGAGCTAGTACTCTAATAATTAATACTAAAGAAATTGATGCTACTTTAGATATATCAAGAGGTATCGAATATGATACTTTTATTTATAACGTTAGAAATAACTTTCCAATAACTGATACAGGTAGAACAAAACCATTTATATATATTAATATTCCATTTGACTGGGTTTCACCCAATATTTTTACTATACCAGAAACACCTCAAGGAGATATACAAGTAAATTTTAATGGTATTACCTTACAAAAGGGTATTGATTATCTACATACCCCAAATACACCAACGGTTAATTTACTTGGTGGTATTGCTCAAACATATTCAAATGGTTCTAAGGATATTATTACAATGACATATGCTAATGATAGAAATAATACTGGTATTTATAATCAAGTAAGTTTTATTGTTACTAGTGTTGTAGCAAATCCAAATGGTATGATAATTCCATTACTTGAAAGTCCATTAGGTGAGGTTCAACTTACAATTAACGGTATTTCATTAGCGAAAAGTAGTAATTTATACACGGGTGATTATGTTGTTGATATACCAAATCAACAATTGATTGTTTTGAATTTGTCTTTAATGACTTATCTACAATCAAATCCAGTTGTAGTTATTTCTTATTTTAAATCATCACAACCAGAAACACTTAGAAAAACATCAGAGGTATTTCGTATTGATAGTTTTAGTTCTGCTAAATTTTTCTTTAATAGTGGATTAGGTAAATATGTTTACGTATTAGATTTTGAACCACCAGATGTGGATGCAATCAAAATAATTGTAAATGGTTTGACACTTCAAAACACTACTGATTTCATATTAAATCCAACAAACAAAAGACATGTATTATTTAATACAAGTGCAATTAATTTAGGTTATATAATTCAAGTATATTATATGATTGATACAGATGCTGTAGAAATTCCAGTTAATTTTGGAAATTTTAGCTTCCCTGATCTTTCAACAATCTCTTTCTTAGAATATTTAGAATTAATTAATAGAAGATTAATTAATGTGAAAAACAGAAAAACATTAACTGATCATGAAGGTGGTATTTACCCAACGCTTCAAAAATTATATGAGGAATATTTAAAAAGATCGTTCGCACAATCACCAATAGTACCTAGCAATGGGTATACTTTTAATAACTTATATCCATTCATCAATAATTTTAATGCATATTTTCACAAGTTTATTGATCAATTATTAAGTGCTACAATTATTTTGAAAAAGGGTGGTGTTTTAATAAGAAATACATCCTATACTAAACAGAAATTTCCATATAGAAGAGGAAGTAATTATTACAATAGTAATAATGTTCTTGTTAGAGATTTGCAATATCTTGGTGATGACGGGTCGGAATTTAAGGTTTCATTAGAGACTGATCTAATTTCACCTTTGTATCTATACCAAGAAGAAGAGAATAAACCAGTATTTATATATCAAGATGAAGAGAATATAATCCAACCAATATATCAGGAAAGTGAAATAATATAATAATAAAAAAATAAAAAAATGTTTCAGAAAATAGATTTTTCAAAATTAGGTGGTTATCCACTAACACAAAAAACTATGCTATATGTGCAAAATAGCTATAATAATGTTTTAGAAGCACTTGCTCGTGCAATTGGTAATTATGTAATTATAAGTGGTGTTACTGAAATAAGTCCTAATGTTTATAGTGGTGGATGGGTAACATATAATAATAAAATAGTTCCATTTATTGGGGGAAGTCAACTAAATTATGTTAATCTTTTTGAAATAAGTACTAGTGTTATTTTTGAAAATACTAGTGTATTTGAGGTAACTACTGGATACAGTGCTAATTTTGATACAACAAATAATGGTGTTACTTTTTCACAATTTCAAAGATTGAGTTTAAGTGATTTAAAGACAAATATTGATGCTGTAAATGTTACAGCACTTAACGCAGCAACGACAGCAAACGCAGCATCTACAAATGCCAATAATGCACTATCAGTAGCAAATAATGCACTATCAGTAGCAAATGCTGCACTATTATTAGCAGCTAATGGTGGAGTTCCATCTGGTGTTATATTATTGTGGAGTGGTTCTACTCTTACAATCCCAAGTGGATTTGTAATATGTGATGGTGCAAATAATACTCCTGATTTGAGAAATAGATTTGTTGTTGGTGTTGGTGGTTTTTATAATGTTAATGATGTTGGTGGTAGTAATCAACATAATTTAACTGTTTTGGAATTGCCAGCACATAGTCATACGTTTCATAGTAAGGGAAATAGAGGCCCGGGTGGTGGAGGACGTGAACCATATTCATTTCCAGATGCAGGTAATACATTAACAATTACTACAAATTCGG